ATCTGGGGGTGTCCCGGGTACATTCCGGCGTTCCAGGGACACCCCCAGATTGGTGTCAAGGGTTAAGGTGTTGCGTGCAACACCGCCGGCCGCCGACTGGCGGACACGGGGCGATTCGCCCCGGGGACAACGGGACTTAAAAACAAAAAGTGAACATAGTGTAATGGAAACCGTTGAATCGCCAGAGCTCGTCGATGCCCCAAACATTGACCGCGTGGCGCTTGAACGTCTTGTAGGGACAAAAATTAATGATATCAAAATGTATCGCAGATCTTTCACGCATAAATCAGCCCTCAAAAAGTACAAGGGTCTTGAAGGCTCGTACGAGACGCTGGAATTTATGGGTGATTCCGTCCTTGGATTTATCATTACGAGATATCTGTTTGAAAAGTTTCCAGAGGAGCAGGAGGGGTTTTTGACCAAGGCGCGTACGAAACTCGTGAGGGGTAAAACGCTCTGTGAAATTTCAAAACGTCTAGGGCTCGACAAATGGGTCCTCATGGATGACAAGGGGATGCGCAATGGGTGGAACACCAATGAGAATATCCTCGAGGATGTTTTTGAGGCGCTCGTCGGTGCCATTTACCTGGACATCGGTATGATTCACGCCAAGTCGTTTGTTTTTGCGGCGTTTGAGCACGTCGAGATGAATCTCACCGATGACAATTACAAGGACCAGCTTATGCGTTGGTGTCAAGCAAATAAGGTGCCTTTGCCAGAATACATCGTCCGTGGGCAATACAATGGTACTTTTCACATCGAGGTTGTCGTCGATGGTGTTCCACACGGGTCTGGATTTGCGAGCACGAAGAAACAAGGGGAACAATTTGCGGCACAGATTGCTCTTAAAACGACGGAGCGTTTCAAGAAATAGAGATGGGGTGGGGCATTTGCTTTACTCTTGATGCCAACGGTTACGTGTATTGTGCAGACGGGTGCAAGTGGCGTGCTCGCAAGAGCGACTATGCGGATTACCCACCGTGGCCATCGGCTCGACAGGCGGTCCTCGATTACTTTGAAGGTGAGGCGCACCGTGAGCTTGACATGGTCCGCGACGAGTTCCCTGGGACTGCAGCTGGTCTACAAGTTGCGTGCGATGAGCATATCGGATACGCGCTTCGTCAGTACGACCGCATGAGCGATGATGAGAAGCGTGAGGCTCACGATGTGTGCATGAATGAGTTTGAGGGTGACCTTGTGTGTGCCAACGAGAACCTCGAAACCGCTCTTAAGCTTTACAAGGACAAAAAGACGATCTGGACCGGGTATAAGAAGAATCCACCCAAGATGAAGCCAGCCAAAACACGTGCCGATGAGATCCGTCAACTCATCGAGCCTCTGCTCTTGGAAATCGCCACAGAGGAGGCGGCCGAGGAGTGCGATCGGTTGCGTCGTGACAAGGCTCGCGCTACCCGGATGCTGAATCTCGAAAAGAAATTTACACTTAGTTAAACAGTCTCTGCCTTCTTAATGAAGGATGCACCCACGTGCAAAAGAACTTATCGAACAAACATACGCTGACCAACGAAGTCAGGAGTGGCTCAATCTCCGTGGAAATCTGCTGACGGCGAGCGATGCAGCGACGGCGATCGGGCTCAATCCGTATGAAAAACCCGAAGGACTACTGGCAAAAAAGTGCGGCGCGGCGCGTCCGTGGGCAGGTAATGAAGCAACGGCCCACGGAACGCGTCTCGAGCCTATGGTTCGAGACTTGTATGACATGCGTCATGGACAAATTTCACACGAGATTGGTCTCGTGCAGCATCCGGTGCATAAATTTCTCGGCGGAAGTCCCGACGGCATCACAGAGTCTGGTCGTCTTCTCGAGATCAAGTGCCCGTTGAGTCGAAAGATTAAACCTGAAGTTCCGGGGTATTACCTGCCTCAGATTCAGCTTCTTCTCGAGATTATGGATCTTGAGATGTGTGATTTCGTCCAGTACAAAACTGGACCGCCCGAGGAGTTTGTCGTCGTCGAGGTTCCACGCGACCGTGAATGGTTTGCAAAATACCTGCCGGTCATGAAGGATTTTTGGGACCGCGTAATCGCCATGCGTAAGAAGGGTATCTGTGACGTCGAGATTGATGAAATTTCTGTCGAGGCTGTTCCTGTTGAGGAGCCGGCTTGTGAGGTTGAACTCGAACTAAATTAGTTCGCCCATTGACTGAAGCACGCACGAATGCATTCAGCGTACGTGTCCTTCACTCGTTTGACCCCCTGGTATTCGTGAAGGGTTGCAAGCAGCCCATCACGAATGTCACGCGCCTGTTGACTCTCTTTATGTGCAATGGACATGAGAGTCGCCTGAATTTCTGGACTGAGTGTGTTCCACGCCTTTTCAGCTTCGAGCCACATCGTTCCAGGGTCATCGACGGGAGACTTTGTCCCCTGGATCCAATCGATCATGTACTGGTACGCCGCCCTGCTGAGCGATTCGCGCTCAAAGACGTGGTCAACTTCACCATCGTGAAGGATTGCGAGTTCGTTGTCGATTATGGTGAAGTTCATCGTATAAAAAAACCTGACATTTTTAAAATAAGAATGAAGCACCTCATCGGACGTGTCTCGGGTGTTCACTTCAAGTACATCGACGAGATTGAGCCTCTGATGGAGGAGATTGCAGACAAGTGCAAGTTGACCGTCGTCAGCAGAGCGTTCCACCAGTTTGAGCCGTTCGGTGTCACTGGTGTGCTCGTACTTTCCGAGTCTCATTTTTCGGTGCACACGTACCCTGAGAAGAACAACGTGTACCTCGACATTTTCTGTTGTGCCGACCATTTCGACCCTGAAGAGGCGGGTCACACCATTCTTTCGGTGCTCAATGGGTCGAGCGCAGAGTGGCAGATGGTGAACAGGTTCTAAAGTATAAAACTTCTAGTAAAACATGGCGCACCGTCTGTACCAAGTTCTGCTCGAAAACCCACGCGTCCCCATCGTCATTGCGACCGGTCCAGCCGGTACCGGAAAGACGATGATGGCGTGTCAAGCGGCATCTCGCCACGCCAAAAACATCATCCTGACGCGTCCAGCTATTTCGGTCGACGAGCAGCACGGTTTTCTCCCGGGTTCTTTGGACAAGAAGATGGATCCGTGGGTTCGCCCGATGAAGGATTCACTGTTTCCAAAGACGAAATTTGAGACGTGTCCGTTGGCATACATGCGCGGACGGACGTTTGACAACTCGTGGATCATCGCAGACGAGATGCAAAACTCGACGCCGAATCAGATGCGTATGGTCATGACCCGCCTCGGGAAGGATTCCAAGCTCATCATCACGGGTGACACGGGTCAGTATGATCGTGGGTTTGAAAACAACGGACTTATTGATCTTATGAAGCGACTCGAGGACTACCCTATTCACGGGCTCGAGCACGTCCAGTTTACCGAAAGTGACATTAGACGCCATGAGATTATCAAGGAGATTTTGCGTTTGTACGCTTTTTAGGCATTGGGACGAATCCATAGATATTTTCAATCTTGAATCGACCTCTCTTGTACGGCTGACTCACAAAGTACAGACCTGGTGGTTTGTTTTTGTTGAGCATCACGCTGTTGTTCTTTTTGACAGGTGACGCATTTTTCACCTTGAAACGACCGCGGGTCGCAGACCCCTTCGCGCGGATGTTACGTTCGAGTCGCACCACACTCTTTATCTGCTGGCGCAGTTTGTTCCAGCGTGATTCGTTGATGGGTGTCAATCCTGACGCGCGTCGCGTGGCACTGGGGCGATATTCAGATGGACGCTGACCCTTTATCTGGTGACCCATATGATAAATTGGAATATTTTAATACGCCTTTCCACCACAGGTGGAAAGTTTGCCGCCGGCGCTCATCTCTACGCGATGACCTTTATTCATCATCATTCAAAAGTGACCAAAGGACACTGTTGTTGAATTTTTTCTGATCCCTGGGGTCCGAAAGGAACAACTTCCCTTCTGGACCACACCGAGACGTGTCGAGGCGGACCGTGTCTGCGAATTCATACACCATCTTCCCACGACCTTTGTATGCCACGTATCTTGTACACATACCAGTGCGTACGTACGGACCTGGTTTGTAAAAGGCACACTTTTCACAGTTTGGAACGGGCTTCATAATCTAGGTTGACAATTTCACAACGAAGATTTCCATACACTGTGTCGTTGAACACCTCCATGATGTTATCGACGACCCGCTTGATGTGGTCATCTGGATCAACGGGCCACGGCACGTTCATTCCGACCCACACACACTGCTGCACGAGCGTGAGGTTTTCGTCGAACACACGTACGAGTGATGGGTAAATTGCATGCATCGCGTCAAACACCTCTTTGAGCTCTCGATTCACTTCCCGGGCGTTCCTGTGACGGAACCGGTTGTTCTGTTCCCAGTACACACGGTCCGTGTGATCGACGAGGTACGACTTGAGCCGATTGTAAATTCGCTTTTCGAAAATGGTCAGGATGGTTTCGTCAACCTCGTTCATTTTACTTGAAGTATCAGGGCATTGCGGTTTTAGGTCACTGGTCACGAGGAAACCCGAGTGCGCCGTTACATGACATGTGGCGAAGGAGGGGTGGACAAGAGGCGCTTCGCGCCTCTTGGACTCGGGCGCCCCTCCGCCTATTAAAGTTTACCCTGCTCTTTATCAGTATGAGTCACTACGAGACGCTCGGTGTACAACCAGGTGCTTCATCTGATGAAATCAAAAAGGCGTACAGAAATCTGGCACGAGTCAATCACCCAGACAAGGGAGGCGACGCTGAAAAGTTCAAGACTATCGGACAGGCGTACGAGGTGCTGAACGATCCAGACAGACGTGCACGCTACGACCAATTTGGAACAGATGACCCTCAGCAGCAGCATCAACCTCAAGGTCCCGACATTTCAGAGATTTTCCAGCACATGTTTAGTGGTATGGGGGGTCCACAGCAACGAAGCACTGACAGACAACACACAATCGACCTGACGCTCGAACAGGTGTACACTGGCGCGGACAAGAGCATAAAGGTGCCCGTAATGAAACACTGTCAGTCATGCGCCATGACGTGTCCTCGGTGTCAGGGACGAGGAATGATGGTTCAAGAAATGATGGGTATGATGGGTCAGATGTTTGGACGACC